ATACGCATAATATGGCAAGAAGTATAGTAGATGTAATTATTAATGTTGTAACAGGCAATGCTAATAAGAAAGTCGATGAATTAGATAAAAATGTCGAAGGCTTAAATAAGACAACAAAAGAAGCCGAGAAAAGTGCTAAACAAGCGAGTGGAGCATTTGCAACAATAGGTAATGCAATTAAATCACTTGGTATTATTAGCGTAATTGCAGGAGCATTTAATTTCTTCAAAGAGACATTACTTAAAAATCAAAAGGTAGCGGATGCGTTAGCAGCAGTTTTTAATACGATATCAACTGTTATTAACAATCTTATTTCTATTTTTATTAATGTAACTGACCAAGTTTCAAAGAGTACAAATGGATTTGAAGCGTTAGGAAAAGTAATGAGTGGTATTTTAACTCTTGCTATAACTCCTTTAAAATTGGCATTTGATGGAATCAAACTTGTTATTAGTGAAGTACAACTTGCTTGGGAAAAATCTTGGTTTGGAGATAAAGACCAGACAAGAATAAAAGAATTAACTCAAGAGATTAATGGTATTAAGGATAATCTTGCTCAAACAGGAGCAAATGCGGTTAACGCTGGTAAGGACATTTACAATAATTTTTCTGCTGCGGTTACTTCTGTTGGTCAAGTTGTTAGTGGAGTTGTAGATAAGGCTTCTAAAATGAATGTAGCGGCTATCTACGAGCAAAGCAAAGCTACTATTGCTTTAAAGAATAATGCTAAAATAGCTGAAGCACAATTACAAGGATTAGTTGAAAAATACGATAGACAAGCAGAACAATTAAGACAAGTAAGAGATGATGAAACAAAGAGCATAGATGAAAGAATAGAGGCTAATGCTCAATTAGGAAAAGTTTTAGATGAACAAGAAAAAGCATTAAAGAAACTTGCACAAGCAAGAGTTGCAGCAGCAGCAGCAGAACTTGCACAAAATAAAGACAATGTAGATTTACAAGCAGCATTGATACAAGCACAAAATGAAGTAGCTGCGGTAGAAGCAAAGGTCGCTGGTTTAAGGTCAGAACAATTAGTAAATGGCAATGCACTTGCTAAAGAAAAATTAGAAATTGATAAATCGGTAATTGCTTCCAACAATAAGATTGCGTTAGACCAAAAGAAAAACAATGCTGATTTAATTCTTGATGAAGTACAAAAGTTAGAAACTAAAAAGGCTCTTTTAAAAGAAGAAGGCGATTTAGAATTAACAAGATTACAACAAAACATTCAAAATACAAAGGCTGGAACTGCTGCAAGAGCAGAAGCAGAAATAGCATTCAATGAAAAGAAAGCCGAACTTGCAAATCAAGGTGCAGCATTAGAGCAACAAATTGGTGTAGCAAGATTAAACAATGAATTAGCAACAATAAAAAATATTGTTAATGCTAACATTGACCAACGAAAGGAACAATTAGAATCAGAACAATCTGCCATAGATACTGCTTTTGAAAACAAACTAATTAGTGAGCAAGAATATAATGCTAAATTAAAAGAACTTTCTACACAAAGAATTGCGATATCTCAAGAAGAGTTTGACCTTGTAGTTAATAATGTAACTAAAATTAGAGATAGCTTTGTTAATGTAGTTAGCGAAGCGGGTAAGAATTTAGATTATCAGCAACAATTATTAAAGCAAAGTTATGACCAAGGATTAATAACACAGGATGAATATAATAAACAAAGTGAGGAATTATCAAGGAAAAAAGCCGTTCAAGAAAGAAATTTAGCCTTGTTTAATTTGGCTATTGACACAGGGGTAGCTATTGCTGGTATCGTAAGACAAGCAAGTAGAAATCCCACTAACTTAACACCGCCTCAATTAATTCTTGACATTGCGATTCGTAGTGCTGCGGTTTTAGCTAACATATTCAAAGCGAGAAATGCAATTAATCAAGCTAAATTAACAAGTCCTTCAAGTATCGGTGGTGTTGGCGGTGGTGGTGCTGCTCCTGTTGTACCATCTGCTCCGTTAGTAAATACAAGAACACAACTTGATTCAACAACAATTCAGCAATTAGGTTCAGCAACAAATAGAGCGTATGTAGTTGAAAGTGATGTAACTAACTCACAAGAAAGAATTAGAAGAATTAATAGGGCTGCAAGATTAAGTTAAAATCTATTTATATTTATGGAAAAAGAATTACCAATATACCGATTAGATATAGTTGAAGATTTAGAATCAAATGTTGAAGTTGATTTTGTAGCGTTAGTAGATAGACCTGCGATTGAGAAATCATTTTTAGCTTTCCAAGATTCATATTCCGATTATCCGGATTCAGTTAGTAATAACGCAAAGGCTGCTTTAAAATGGGCAGATGAAAACGGATGGGGTTCTTGTGGTACTCCTGTTGGAAAGCAAAGAGCCAACCAATTAGCCAAAGGCGAACCTATTTCTTTTGAGACAATTAAAAGAATGTACTCCTTCCTTTCAAGGCACAAAGAGAACGCACAGAGTTCAAAGGGTTATGGAGATGGGTGTGGGCAATTAATGTACGATGCGTGGGGTGGAGCAAGTGCTTTGAGTTGGGCAGAGGCTAAAATAAACTCAATAGAAAAACAAAAGTTTGCCATTCAAGATGAAGAGGAAAGGATTATTTCCGGTGCTTTGATGTTAGCCGATACTCCTATTTACCGAAACGATGCCAATGGGGAATACTATGTTGTTTTTACTAAAGATACTATTAAAAAGATTGCTCAAAAATACTTTAAGAAAGGTTACCAAAATAACGTAAATTTGATGCACGATTCCGGTCAAGTAATGGATGGGGTAACAATGTTTGAGAGTTGGATAGTAGATGAAAACAGAGGGATAAAACCGATGAAGGGTTTTGAAGATGTAAAGGATGGTAGTTGGTTTGGTTCTTTCAAAGTTGAGAACGATGAAGTTTGGCAGATGATTAAGGATGGCAAAGTACAAGGGTTTTCGGTTGAGGGGATATTTAATTACAAAACTCAATCGAAGGAAGAGAAGATGATGCAAGACATCATTGATATTCTAAAAGAGGTTTCATAGTTAGTTTTCATAGTTTTGTTTGAAGGGGGGTGTTTCTACACTCCCCTTTTTCTATTTGGTCACTTACGTAAGTGTTTACTATTTATGGGTAAATTCTTTATGTCTCCACAAGAAGCATTATTAAAAATCAAGGCGATGTTCGCTGAACAACAAGAAGTTGTTGCTCCCGAAGTTGCCGTAGCCAATTTCGCTGAATATGTTTTAGCGAGTGGTGTTAAAGTTATGGTTGATAAACTTGAGGTTGGCGGTAAGGTTACTCTTTTAGATGAAGCCGGGAATGAAGTTCCTGCTCCTGTCGGAGAGCATACTCTTGCTGATGGTTCTGTTATCGTTTTAGATGAAACAGGCACAATCCTTGAGATTAAAGTTCCAGAAGTTGAAGTTGAAATCGAAGCACCAGAATCTGAAGTTGAATTAATGAAGAAGAAGGTTGCTGAAATGGAAGCACAACTTGAGGCTTTAAAAGGTTACAAGAAAGAAGCTGAAGTTAAAATGAGCGAGAATATTGCTCAAATGAACGATAAGTTCTCAAAAGCTATTTCTGAACTTACAGATGTAGTTATCGAACTTACTAAAACTCCTTCAGTTGCTCCTACTCAACCTAAACAATTCACAAAGCATTTCGAATCTAAAAACGATAAAATCTCTCGTTTTCTTTCTAATTACGCAAAATAAATTTTTAAAAACTTAAAATTTAATAACAATGGCTTTTGATGTTTCAGCATTAGCAAATTATACCAAAGAGAATGAAGCTCTATTGGTAACTTCTTCCGTACTCGGAAGCAAAACCGCTTCTTTGATTAAGAGTCAAGGAAACGTTATGGTAGGTGTAAAATCTGCCGAGACTATCAACATTATGGATACTGACGCTATCTTCCAAGCAGGTGGTTCTTGCGGCTTTAACGCTTCTGGTTCTACTACCTTCACGCAGCGTACTGTAACTGTTGGTAAGATTAAAGTAAACGAATCTCTTTGCCCTAAAGACCTTGAAGCAAAATATCTTCAGAAGGCTTTACCAGAGGGAAGCCGTTACGATTCAATCGCTTTCGCTTCTGACTATACAGACAAGAAAGCGGCTCGTATTGCATCTCAACTTGAAACTGCTATCTGGCAAGGTTCAACAGGAAGTGCAAACGTAAACCTTAACAAATTCCAAGGTTTGGTTACTTTGGTTGGTACTTCAGCCGTTGAAGCTAACAACGCTACTTATTACGGTGGTACTGCAACTGCAATCACTACTGCGAATGTAGTTGCTATCTTCGATGCTCTTTACAAAGCAATCCCTGCAACTGTTGTAGCAAAAGATGATATGACTATCTGGTGTGGTCAAGACGTATTCCGTACTTATACAATCGCATTGAAGAACGCTAATATGTTCAACTATGCTTTCGATGGTAAGGCTGATAGCGAGTTCTTCTTACCCGGTACTCCGATTAAAGTTGTAGCAACTCCCGGTTTGAACGGTGTAAATAAGATTTATGCTATCCGTTTGAGCAATATGTTCTTGGGAACTGACCTTCTTAATGAAGAAGAGCGTTTCGAACTTTTCTATGCTAAAGAGGCTGACCAAGTTCGTTTCGTAAGCGAGTTCAAGATGGGTGTGAATGTAGCCTTCTTGGATGAGATTGCTTCTTTCATTATCTAATTAAACGAGTGGGTAGCTTTAAGGGTTACCCACTCTTAACTAATAAAACTTAATAAAATGGCTTGTGCTTTAACACAAGGATACACACTCGATTGCAGAGAAAGTTTAGGCGGTATCAAAGCGGTATGGTTGATTGCTCACGCTAACGTGAGTTCAGTTACCGAGGCTTCTGGTATCGTTTCTACTATTACCAAAGCAGCGAATAAAGTATTCTACAAATATGAATTAGTTAAGAATACAGGTACTTTGACTGAAACTATTACCGCTTCCGTAGAGAATGGAACTGTGTTTTATGCTCAAGAACTAACTGTTGTTCTTAACAAACTTCAAGCAAATACAAGAAATGAAATCTTGTTACTTGCTAAAAATACATTAATGGCGGTTGTTCAAGATGCTAACGACAAATATTGGTTGTTAGGTCGCTACTCTGGTTTAGATGTTACCGGAGGTACTGCTGCTACCGGAACTGCACAAGGAGACCGCAATGGATATTCTTTAACTTTCACAGGTGGCGAGAAAGAACTTTCTCCCGAAGTTGCAAGTGGTATTATCGCAGGTCTGACTTCATAAGAAGCTTTCGTGGTTCGTTATAGGTAGGTAGATTAGCCATCCCTTTGGGGGTGGCTTTTTCTTTATTGTAAAAATCCGAGATTTATCTATTTAGTAGTATGATATATTTAACAAAGGGTGCAACGAGTCAAATTATCCTTACTTTAAAGGAGAAGCAGACTTTATCCGCTCCTAATTATTTATTCGTTTTTACGCATAGGGGAAGTAATATAGAGGTAAAATTTGTGATTCTAAATGCTGCGGATACTTCTGCTTTTAAGGATAGGTTTAATCAATTCTCAATAGTTACAAATACTTATTTTGGAACGCAAGATTCTGGGGAGTGGGAATATCAAATCTACGAGCAAACTTCTACCACGAATACCAACCCTGCCAATGCTACCGGATTAATTGAAACAGGGATTATGAGGCTTAATGAATCTACTTCTTTTACATATACGAAACACCAACCAAATAACACATTTATAGTACGATGATGGATAATTTAGTGATATTAACATTTGCGGAAGCAAAGCAACCTGAATACAGGGAAAAGAAAGGAGTTGGCTATATTGAGTTCGGAGATAAGAACGATTATCCCAACTACCTTTTAAGCCTATACAATAAGAGTGCGAAACATAACGCTATTGTAAAAGGTAAGGTAAATTACATTACAGGAAATGGATGGGCAGCAAAAGAAGATGATGTAAAAGCCGAAGAGTTTATTAATAAGGCTAATCCTTACGAATCTTTGAATGATGTTACACGTAAAGTTTCGATTGATATTGAGGTTTTCGGTGGTGCTTATATGGAGATTGTTTGGAGTAAGATAGGCGGTCAAATCGCTTCTATTAGCCATATAGATTACACAAAGGTTCGTTCTAACAAAGACAATACTCAATATTGGATTAAAGATTGGAACGATAGAAAAGCCGAAGCAGAGGTTGTGTTAGGTTACAATAAAGATTTAAGAGAAGGTAAGCAGATTCTTTATATTAAGGAATACAGACCGGGATTAGATACCTATGCTTTACCGGGTTATATAGGTGCGTTAAATTACATCGAAAGTGATGTTGAGGTTTCAAAGCACGTTTTAGGTAATGCACAAACAGGGTTTTCTGCAAGTAAACTTATTACTTTACCTAACGGAGAACCAACACCGGATGAAAAGAGAAACATTGAAAGAAGATTTACCGAGAGATTTAGTGGTTCGGATGGTAAGAAGTTTATTCTTTCTTTCGTTCAAGATATCGCCAAGAAACCTGCGGTTGATGATTTAGGGGCAAGTGATTTAACCAAAGAGGATTTCGGTAGGGTAGATACAATGATTCAGCAGAACATTTTTGCAGGTCATCAGATAACTACTCCTTCTTTGTTTGGTATTTTGGTTGAAGGTTCTTTGGGTACTCGTTCAGAGATTCGTGATGGATATGAAGTATTTAAGAATACTTATGTAAACGATAAGCAACAATATCTTGAGGGTATCTTTAATTCGTTGGCTGAAATCAACGGAGTTACTACTGAAATTTACATTAAGCCGGTAGAGCCGATTAACTTTGAATTTAGCGAAGGTATTATTTCTCAATTTGCTCCTAAAGAGTGGATACTTGAGAAGATAGGTGTTGATATGACTAAATATCAAACTCCTGTTGAGCCTACGCAACAAGGGTTAATTAATGAGCATCTAAAAGGGATGAAGGGAAGGGAATGGCAGAACTTCCAAAGGATTATTCGTGAATACAACAAAGGAAAGATAAGTAGAGACCAAGCTATCCAAATGCTAAAGAGTGGATATGGATTAGATGATGAAGCTATTAACACTTGGTTAGGCGATGAAACTTACGAGCAAAGATTTGATGATTTAGATACTGTTATTTCTGTATTTGATGAATACGGTACAAAGGCTTCAGAATATGAAGTCATTAAAAGTAGAGAAATATTTAGTAGTCAAGATGCAGATTTAGTTGAGCAGGAGTTTGCTGAACCATTAGTTACTGATTCGGTAGATGCAAAAATTTTAGAAATTATTTCTAAAAATAAATTAGTTCCTCCGAAAGATATTGCAAAAGCAGTTAAAATAACATTACCTAATGTTCTTATAAGAATTGATACATTAGTTGAATTAGGTCTTTTGAATTATGACCCTATTAATCAAGTTTCATCTCTAACAAAACCATTGGATGAATTAATTAAACCAATGAAAACCACATTTCTTGTAAGATATTCTTATGAGTGGAAATCAATAGTTCCAAGTGGGCAAAGAAATACTCCTGCACATCCTTCAAGACCTTTTTGTAAAAAGTTAATGGCATTAGAAAAGCTATATAGTAGAGCAGAGATAGAGCAATTATCTAATCGGTTAGGATATTCTGTATTTGACAGAGGTGGCGGTTGGTGGGGTAATTCTCCTTCTTGCAGACATAGATGGGTTTCAAAAGTTGTAGTTAAAAAATAAGAAATGAGCAGGAATATACTTTTTATTTCAGTAGATACTATTAAAGACAGAACCGGACTTCACAATAACGTAGATGAAAAATTGGTTAATCCGGAAATCTTAACCGCTCAAGATATGTATATCCTTCCGGCACTCGGAACGGCATTATACGAAAGGTTGCAAGATGGGATTGCTAATAACAATCTGACACAAATTGAAACAAGCCTTTTAGATACTTACATAACACCTACGTTGGTATATTATGTAATGAGCGAACTTCCAATGGGATTGAGTTATCAATTCTATAATAAGGGAATGGTGCGTAAATCGGGAGAAGGGCAAGAGAACCCATCGGCTGCGGAGATTATTGATGTAGCGGATAGATATAGGTCAAGAGCCGAGTTCTACAAACAAAGAATGGTTAAGTATTTAATTGATAGAAGTGGCTTTAATACTTTCCCCGAATATAACAATCCGGGTAATACTTACGATACAATGGTTCCCGAAAGACAAGCCTATACTACTTCGATTTGGTTAGATGATTCCGATTGTTGTAGAGGCAAGAGTTTTGAAGAAAAATATCAAGGTAACATAAATCGTTGTTGTGGCGAATAAAACCTATTCTCTAAAAAACCAAAAAAAGCTACGGCTTTACTTACAAAAACAAGAAAATGGCACTGACATTAAACCAAGTAGTAAC